GTCACTACCGCCAACCCGACCCGCGCTCAACTGTCAACGGTTAGCAACTGGTCGAGGGTGTACGAACTCAAGAACCTTGGGATCGTGCGTGCTACCAACACCTCCAACTTCGATTGAGGTAACTAACCATGGCACAACCTTCCCAGTTTGAACTGAGCACCGAGCAGTATCTCGAAGCCACTTTTTACGGGGCATCCTCGATTGCCGACGTGCAATTCTGGACTGCTCCCGTTAAGTGTGAAGTGGTGGCAGTGCGTGAAGTTCACGCCACTGCTGGTAGCGATGGCAGCGCCGTAACCGGCACCGTTCGTCGTTGCCAAGGCACTGAAGCCGCCACCGCTGGCGACGATCTGCTGAGCGCCACCATCAACTTCAAAGGCACTGCTCTTACCGAGCAGACGCCTGCCTTGACTGCCACCACTGCTGACCTCGTTCTTGAGGTTGGCAACCGGCTGTCGCTGGACGTGACAGGTACCACCACAGCCTTGGCTGGTGTAATCCTGACCGTGCTGCTCAAGCGCGTCTGATGGGGCTGTTCGCTTTCCGGCGACTGCGTGACCGCGAGGCTGCCTCTACGGAGGTGGCCTCTCTTTCTATGCCAGAGCCCACTCCTACACTGGATCTAACGGAGCCTGACGATGGCAATCACAATCGTGGCCACGCCAGGCGCGGCCGACGCAAACAGCTACCTGACGCTGGCAGCAGCGCAGGCGATCATTGACGGATTCGTGCAGGATGCTGATGTCACGGCATGGGCATCGGCTACCACTGACCAGAAGAACCGGGCATTGTTTACCGCGACGCAACGGCTAGACCGCGAGCGGTTCCTTGGCGCACGTGCGACCGATACGCAGGCGCTGCAGTGGCCGCGCACCGGCGTGCGCAAGCCTGATACCTACATCAATACCTACGCTGTAGGGTTCCCGTTCCGCATCACGACGGACTACTTTACAGATACTGAGATCCCGGCGCAGATTCAATACGCGCAGGTGGTACTGGCAACGTATCTGCACAACAACCCAGACGGGATTGGCCTGAGCGGACTGGAAGACTACAAGAATGTCAAGATCGGCAGCCTTGACGTGACGCCCAACCTTGGCTATGGCGCCGTTGGTGCTGACAAGGTGCCGCCGATCATGGAGCGATACCTGACAGGGCTTAGAATCAGTGGACCAGGCAACGTTGCCATCAAGCGGAGCTGATCATGTCGCTAGTATCCCCAGCCGGTAATGAAATCTTCGCCAGACGGCGAACTGATGGATCCTACGCTGCTGGCATCGTCAGTGCTGGCTTCCGCTCAACCACCACCATTACCCGGCCTAGCAACACCACTGCTTATGCCGCTGGCGATGTGGTAGGTGACACGGGTGGTAGCGCCATCATTAGCCTTACCGCTGCAGGCCCCAGTGGTGGCTTTGTGTTGGTGCAAAGCGTATCGCTAGTGTTTAGTGATAGCACGGTGCCATCTGGCATGGCTGCATTCCGTATTCACTTGTATGCCGCATCACCTACCGCCATCGCAGATAATGCAGCCTTTGACTTGGCAAGTGGCGAACGTGACAATTATATGGGCTATGTTGACTTGCCGGCGCCATTGGATTTCGGCAGCACTTTATACACGCAAACTGATTATCCTGGCAGGCTAATTAAATTGGCCACTGGCAGCACTGGGATCTTTGCAGAGATTGAAACCCGTGGCGCTTATACGCCAGTCAGTGCCAGCACGGTGTCGTTGCGAATCAATACGCTAGAGGCTGGCCTGTAATGCGTGCGCTGGGTGCATCACGAACAAGCGTAGTACCTGGTGGCGTACTGGCTGGCCCGTGGGTCCGCAATGAGTTGTGGCGTCGTGCGCGTGCAGTGCCGTCACTGGATCTGCGCTTTGCTGATGACAAGAGCCTGCACGATGCCGTCACTGGCGCATCGCTAGTTACCTTCACCCGCGCCAGCAGCGCGACCTACATCGACAGCGCGGGAACGCTGCAGACGGCGGCGACGGATGTGCCCCGCTTCGACCACAACCCCACGACCGGCGAAAGCCTGGGCCTGCTGGTGGAGGAGCAGAGGACGAATCTGCTACTGAATACAGCAACGCTATCGACTCAATCAGTCACCGTTACAGCGGTCGCTCACACGTTGTCTTTTTATGGCTCGGGGACTGTCACACTTTCTGGAGCAAGCACGGCAGGCCCAGCTGTTGGAAGTGGTGCGTTTCCGGCGCGGACAACGCTGACATTTACGCCATCTGCTGGCACGTTGACGCTGACGGTGACAGGCAGTGTCACCAGCGCCCAACTAGAAGCCGGAGCCTTCCCCACCAGCTACATCCCCACCACTGCCGCCGCAGCCACCCGCAGCGCGGACGTTGCCAGCATCACGGGGGCGAACTTCAGCTCTTGGTATCGGCAGGATGAGGGGACGGTGTTTGCGGAGAACAGTCAATCAGCAACGTCTGGAGATGTCGCTTATTCTTACTATCTTGATGCAGGCGGGGGCCTCGCAAATTCTATTTACTCTGACGTAACAAGTGGCAACAGGCGCGGGGTTGTTTTTTCTGGAAACGTTGTTCAATGTGCCACAAACTTTGGGGCAATTACTAGCGGGGTTCAAGCAAGAACTGCTTTTGGCCTTAAACAAGATCAATTTGGCTTGGCTTTAAATGGTGGGTCAGTAGGCACTGATAACTCAGGATCTATTCCCACTGGGATCACCAGAATCTTTGTAGGCAATAATTCGGCTAGTAGTGCTGCAATAAATGGCACCATTAAGCGCCTCACCTACTGGCCCCAGCGCCTCCCCAACAGCACCCTCCAGGCGATCACGCAATGACGCACTACATCCGCTTCCCCGACGAATCCACCGGCATGGCCGCCCTGGATGCTGCTGGCCTTACCACCACCAATGAAGACGGCGACACCGTGGTGCTCACCGCCAGCCACACCCACGCCCTCGACTGCGTAGGGCTTATCTACCGAGGCGGCACATACGACCCCGAGACCGGCGAGGTAATCACCCCGCCCGTGCTGCTCAGTGGCTGGCACGTCAACTACATCGGTGAGCTGCCTGAGGGGTGGGCAGAGTATGCGGTGAGCCCTGAGCAGCCGGTTAGAGTTTGGGCATGAGCGTTCAACCCGGCCAGCACAATATCACCGTGCAGCGGCGGGCTGACTACGACCTGTCGCTGCAATTCAAGGATTCAACTGGTGCCAACATTAACCTCACCGGTTGGACAGCCTACGCGCAGGTCTGGAATGCAGCCCGGACCACTAAATACGCTGACTTTGCCGTTACTTACACGAACCGCGCTACAGGCACCATCAGCATTGCATTGACCGATACGCAAACTGCTGCGTTTCCAGATGAGGCGTATTACGACGTGATGCTAGAAGATTCCAGCGGGTTACGCAACTACTACCTTGAAGGTATCGTGTACGTATCTGAGGGTTATACAGCACCATGACAACCGTAACCGTTAACGAAACTACTAATACGGTCACTGTTACAACGCCCGGTCCTGCAGGCCCATCTGGTGCTGCTGCTCTAATGGTGCGCGGTCAGGCTAGCAAGATGGATAGCGGCACCATTGACATAGTTACGCAGGGCGTGTACGTCTCCACCGGCTTAACCGGCACCTTTGACACCGCCACCGCAAGCGGCATGACACTTGGCACCACCAACGCATTTGCGGTGAAGAACACCAGCGGCGCCACCAAGCTGATGCAGGTCTACGGCAGCATCGACGCCAAGACCGTCAGCGGCAACAACAAGGTGCTCGGCATCAAGCTGGCCAAAAATGGCACAGCCATAGATCAGACTGAGTGCCGCGCCTTCACCGGCTCGGGCAACGAGGAAGCCAAGTTGATCACCAACTGGATAATCAGCATGGCCGCTAACGATGAAGTAGCACTGTTCATCGCCAACCACAGCAGCAACGTTGACATCACCTTTAGTCGCGGCAGGATTGTTGCCAGCGAGGTGTTTGCATGACACTAGCCGTTCCGCTACGCAAGGTTGCCAGCAAGTTGATGGCAAAGTTTGGCGGCGTGGCAACATTACGCCGCGTCACGCCTGGCATCTACAACCCAACTACTGGCACCGTCAGCGAAACCACCAGCGACACCGCCATCCGTGGTGTGCTGGAGGATGTGAACCTGCGTGAAGTCAATGACCTGATCCAAGCTGGCGATAAGCGGCTAATCATTGCTGCGGCAGACACGGCAGCAGTGCCGACAACCGCTGATCGCGTCATCATCAGCAATCGCAGCCTGCAGATAATTGAGGTGCGCACCATCGAGCAGGACAATACGGCCATCACCTATGAGCTGATCCTGAGGGACTGATGGCACGCCGGATCCAAGCCAGAGACATCGGTAGGTACTGCGAAGACCAGATAGAAAAGCTGCTGCGTGCAGCGGTGCTAGAGACTGACAGCCTGCTTAAGCGAGCTAGCCCGGTTGATACCGGCAGATTCCGCGCCAGCTGGCAGGTAGGCGAGAACGCAGCGCCTGGAGGCATTGCGCCGGAAGGGCAGTTCGATACAAAGAAAACTTTCAAGACATCCAAACGCGGCAGGACCACTCAAGAGGTGTTGCCTATTCAAAGGCTCGGCTACCAACAAGAGAAGGTCGGCAATATCTATTCAGTCCACAACAACCTGCCGTATGCAGAGCCGCTAGCGAGTGGCAGCAGCAAACAAGCGGATCCTGGCTGGGTGCAAGGTATCGCTAAGGATGTGCAAACTAGAGTGCAGGCAGCGGCAGCACGCATCGGCAAGGGGTCATGACAAGCACCTATAACGACATCCGCGCTGCCATTGAAGGACGCATTGCTACGCAGATGGCTGCAGCACCGACATACCCGGTCAGCTATCAGAACGTACCATTCACGCCGCCGAACAACACACCATGGCTGCAGGCGTTCATACGGTTTGGCGATAACGCCTATGCCACGCTGCTGGCGCCGTCTACTGGCTTTAACCGACAAAATGGCGTACTGACGGTCAATGTGTTTACGCCGCTAGGTGCTGGCACTGCGGCGAACTTCACCATTGCCGAGCGCATCAAGGATCTGTTTGACCGGCAAGTGGTCAGCGATATTCACTTCGACGCAGCATCAGGACCGGCGCAGATCACACCACCAGCGCCTGCAGCGTACTACCAAACGCAACTTACGATCACGTTTGAAGCGTATGTAGACTGACAGCAGTTCTTCCGCTGACTGATGTCTGCCACCGTTCTGTCCGGCACAGCCGGGGCGCTCTATTACAAACCAGCTGGCACCATTGCCACCTTTGCCGAATCTGGCGTTAATGCCACCACTGACGTGATCACCGTCTCGCCGTTCCTTGGCTTCAAGGTTGGCGACCCGGTGCAGTTTAGTGTGATCAACGTCAACACTGGCGCTGCGGGCTCTGGCACCCTGCCTGCCGGGATCTCTGCTGCTACTACCTACTACGTCATCAGCTACACCGCCAGCACTGGTGCCATGCAGGTATCTGCCACGCTTGGTGGCTCTACCGTGGCGATCACCGATGATGGCACGGCTGTAACGCCAAACATCTTTCAGGTGGCATACGACAGCTTCGTGGCAGTAGCCGAGGTGCGCGAGTGGTCGTTTGAAGTGACCCGCGAAGAGATCGACGTCACCACCATCGGCCAGGCCGCTGGTCAGACCGTGCCATTCCGCCGGTATATCAGCGGCTTTGCTGATGGTTCAGGCTCGGCCACCATCTACACCACCAGCGAAGACACCAGCATCGCCAGCCGCTTGGTTGCTGATGTGCTCCAGCGGGAGCAGGAGGGCGCCACAATGAAGCTGTACATCGATCGCGTGGTGAGCGGCGGCAGCGTCAGCGATACGCTCAGCCGTTCGATCACGGTGCCTGTCATCCTGACGGCTGCCAACTTCACGGTCAACCCTGACGACGGCCAGTCAATCGAAGTGTCGTTCCGCCCGAGCGACGCGCCTACGTTTGATCTGGTTAAGAGCTGATCACGCAGACACAGAAGCCCTGGTCTTGTACCGGGGCTTCCCCATGCCTACAATCCAATCGTATAGCGTAATCACATGGCTCGCGCACTTGATCGGCTCAAGAAAGCTGCTCACCTGGTTCCCATCAAGAAAGTCGTCACGCTGAGCGATGGCAGTGAGTTTGAGTTTTACTGCACTCCCCTTACGATGGCCGAGAGGGAGAAGGCGCAGAAGGATGCTGGAAGCGACGAGGCGATTGCCTTTGCACTGCAGCTGCTGATTCAGAAGGCAAAAGATGATGCCGGTCAGCCGTTGTTCAGACCCGGCGAAATCGCTGAACTGAAGAATGAGGTGCGTGATGAAGACTTGCAGATCATGATGCTGGCTGTCATCACAGACAAGAACGATGTAACCGAGGCAGAAGCGGGAAAGTAGCCGCTGAGTTAAAGCGTGACTTGTATCTAAGGCTCATGCTTCGCCTGGCTCGTGAGCTGGGCTATACACTCAGCGAATTAAGCCAGCGCATTACGAAGGAAGAGCTGCAGATCTGGGCAGCCCTATTTGAGATCGAAACGCAAGAGCAAGAGGAAGCGGCTAGGAAGAATCGCCGCAGGTAGACTGGCCTCATGCGAGGTTGTCGGCCATGTCTGTAGTTGCCAATATCGCCATCAATGTTGATGGCAAGCAAGCCAAGACGATCCTTGACGAGATCAAGCGCAAGGTAGAGGCCATGAATGGCACTTTCGGCAATGTGCCGGGTGCCACGCAGAAGGTGGGCGGTCTTACCAGCGCTATCGCAGGCATGATCCCGCAGCTTGCCATTGCGGCTACAACAATGGAGGTGCTGCGCCAGAGCGTATCAACGGCATTTGAGCGCGGCGGCGCTGAGCAGAGATTGCGCAACCTCACATCATCAACTGGTGAGTTCAATGCTGCGATTGCATCCGCAACTGGAGCATCAGCCAAGTTCGGCATTTCGCAGACAGAGGCCACGGTGGCATTGGCCGACGTCTATGGCCGATTAAAAGGTGTTGGCTTTGGCCTTAAGGAGACTACCCAGATCTATGAAGGATTTAATGTAGCCGCCAAGCAGTCTGGAATCAGCGGCGCTGATGCTGCTGGCGTCTTCTTCCAGCTCAGCCAGGCCCTAGGCAAAGGCAAATTGAACGGTGATGAGTTTGTCAGTGTCTCTGAGCGCATGCCTCAGTTGCTTGATCTGATCGCTCAGTCAACAGGCCGCTCGCGTGGCGAGTTGCAGCAGATGGCCCAGGAAGGCAAGATCACAAGCGATGTCCTTTATAGAGCATTGGCAACTGCAGCAGAGGGCTCAGGTGACTTAAATGCAAAGTTGACAGAACAGCAGCGCACCATGGGCAAGTTGACCCAAGTTACAGATCAGCTAAAAGCCCAGATAGGCAATGTATTTGCGCCGGTTGTTGTTGCTGGTGCGAAAGGCTTGGCTGTCATCGGTGAGAAGCTATCCGAATGGTGGGGATATCTTGGATCGCAAGTGTTCCCCAGGCTGCTTAAGGCGCTCAAGCCAGCCATTGATGAGTTCAGGAAGCTATGGACAGCGATCCCATGGAGCACCATCCTCGGATACCTGCAAGGATCAATCATCCTGGCGCTGAATAGGATCATCGGTGTAGTCAGGGTGATGGCGCCTATTACTGCGTTCATTGTCCGCAAGTTCCTTGAGCTTTCAAACAATCCGGTCTTTAAGTTCTTTACTGAACAGGCGGCAAAGCTACTTGAAAAAATGGGTGTCACCAACAATGCAGTAGATACATTCACTGCCAAGCAGGCTCAGGCACGCAATCAAGTCGCACAGACTGTTAATGCTTATAACTCGATGCCGCCCAAGATCGAGGCAGCAGCCGAAAAGAATAAAGGACTGATTGCAGCTACCAATAGCGTGCTGAATAATCTGCGTGCTCAGCAGACTTCACTCGATGCGCACGTTGCATCTCTTGAAAGGGGCGCCAGCGTTACATCGGCAAGATTTGCGGCAGAAAAGGCGATCAATGATCTCAGAGGGGTTCAACTAGAGCGTGAGTATCAGTTTGCCAAAACTGCGCAGCAACGACTCAACATTGCAGTTGCGATATTCAGGCAACAAGCGCAGGCTGCGGTTATCGAGTACCGCCAGGCACTAGACAACATTCGCCTGGAGAAAATCAAAGGCGAGTTGCAGCTTCAATCTGCCAGGATCAAATACGACCAAATCCGCGCAGAAGGATTGCTTCAGATCCTGCTAGCAAAGAACGTCGAGGAAGAGACCGCCAAACGCCAGAAACTAGGGGAAGCACTGCAAGCGCAAAATGCGGTCATAGACTCTACTGCCGATCAAGTTGCGGCGAATAAAGAGCTAGTCAGGTATCAGGCAATCACAGCAAAGGCGCAATTCAACGCGAAGATCCTTACCGCTCAAACCGCGCTAGAGCAGAAGCTAATCAGCGATCAGATTGGCTTGACGCAGGTTTCAGCACTAGCGGTGTCTCAAAGCTTGGCGAACGCTTATTCGTCATCGCAGTTTATGGCTCAGGCCACAAGTAGCATCGCCATCAACAGCGATAAATCCGCAGGCAATTTCATCAGGGTAGCTACCAACGCTGAAATGGCTGCCACCAAAATCAGGGAAGCAGCTGATGCTCAAGAACGACTGAACAGATTAAGAGGGCAAGCTACAGCGCCGACAGTCAGAGGAAAGACCCCGGTCAAGCGATTCGCCCAAGGTGGCTTCGTAAGCCGCCCGACGCTCGGTCTTATCGGTGAAGCTGGCGAATCCGAATATATCGTGCCTGAATCCAAGGCAGCAGGATTCGTGTCAAATTACCTGTCTGGAGTGCGCGGGGCGTCCGCAGTTGCAGCAGCACCTACCGGATCGACGGGTGGTAGCACTACGATCAACGTAACTACCGGCCCGGTGATGGAGTTCGACGGTCAGCGCTACGTCACCGTGACCGACATGGAACGCGCTATGCGACTGACCGCTGAAGGCGTGATCGGCCGGTTGCGTACACCATCTGCACGCATCGCGCTGGGCATGGCCTGATGAGAGCGCAAAGCCAATACCTCCGCATCTACGACGCTGCTGGCGTTACCTACCAGCGGTGGCAGAGCTACTACGCCAACACCAGCGTCACATGGTCGAGCGCCAGCTGGAACTACGTGCCATTCATCGCTGATGGCATCACCTCCGGCAGCAGTGGCACTGAAGAATCGGTTTCCGTCACCGCTGCAGCGACCGGCCTGGTGTTGGATGCGTTCCTTGCCGCCATCAGCGATGGCCGCCTGGTGGATCTCAGCATCTACCAGTTCGATTCCACCATCAACAACAACACACCGCAAGCTGGGCAGGAGCTGGTGGCTGCATACACCGGCCAAGTGGTTGGCGGCAATGGCGGATTGACTAGCCTGACCATACAACTCGGCTCGGCGTTGTCTCCCGTTGGAGCGCAAGTGCCGCCGCGCCGGTTGACATTGGCGATCATGGGGCAGGGCATCAGGCAGTGAGCTTCCTTTCCTCTAGCGATCCACTGGCACTGCTGGCCATCCAGGCCGGTCAGATCAACGCACCAGCTGATGCAACCGCCGCGCAGGGCACCACAGAGCTGGATCGCCCGCAGCGGTTCGCGCAGATTGGCGAGCCAGTGCCGATCGTGTTCGCCCGATTCCGCAACAGCAAAGGCGGCATCCTGATCAGCCCCGGCGCCACCGAAGCACGCTTTGAGAATGACGCCAGCAACAACGTCACCGCCTACTACATGCTGGTGCTGAGCGAGGGCCAGCTCGACAGCATCCCGGTGAAGGATGTGTTTCAGCGTGCCTGCCGCGTTGGCGCCCATACCCAGACCTACAACCGCAGGGCCGGCACCTGGACACCCGGCAACTTCCTGGTGCAGCGTGCCGGTAAGGATCTGCCCGAGGCGCCGTTCTTCTGCGGCACGGTCGGCAGCTACCCCGGCATCAGCACGCTCAGCTTCAACGTCACCATCCCAGACGGATTCGATCAGTACAACCGCCAGGTGCATCTGTTCATCCGTGGCGGCATGGCCGTCACCCGGATCTACGACAGCGTGACCGGCCCCAGCGACAACTTCGCGGACTTGGTGAAGTGGTTGCTGGTCAATACCAGCAGGGTGCCAGCGGCGATGATCGACAACACCGCACTGCTGGCAGCAGCCACGTTCCTTGAGGTGAACGGCTTCACCTGCAACCTTGAGATCCGCGAAAGCACCAACTACTCCGACCTGGCAGCCAGGCTGGCGCCCTACTTCCTGCTGGCTGAAAGCAGCGCAGGCGGCAAGCGCGGGCTGAGGCCACTGCTGCCGGTGACTGCCGGCGGCGCCATCAAGACCACGGCAATCACGGCGGAGTACACCTTCACCGAAGACACGGTGCTGCCCGGCACGCTGGAGATCAATTACCTGTCACTGGCGGATCGGCAGCCATTCGTGGCGCAGATGATCTGGCGCCAGCAGCTGGAGAGCGACATTGGCATCATCCGCACCGCTGAGGTGCGCTATACCAGCACCGCCGAGACCGGGCCGTATGAGTCGCACGATCTCTCGACGTTCTGCACCAGCGAGGATCACGCCGTCAAGGTTGGCGCCTACATCCTGGCCAAGCGCATCTACACGACGCACACCATCAGGTTTGCAGCACGGCCGCAGGAGCACAACACGCTCATCAGCGCTGGCGACATCATCCGCGTGCAGCTGGCGCGTGATAACACCACCTACGCCAACTCGGTGCATGACTACCTGTACCAAGTGGAGCGCATCACCAAGACACTGGCGGGTGATGTGAGCTATGAGGCCACGCACTTCCCGATTGACGACCAAGGCCGCAGCCTGATCGCGTTGGATGTGGCTGCTGCTGTCGGCACCGGCATCATCCTGCCAAGTGGCCGCACCGGCGTGAGTTGTGATGTGAACTCCAGCAGCGATAACACCATCCCGGCTGAGACGTTCACGAACGCCGATGGCGAAGATCCGATCAACCTACCGTTCCCTGGTGCTGGATCTGCACCGACTGGCGGCACCGGGAATGGTGATGACGGAATAGATGCAGGCATTCCTCTCGCAGCAATAGTAACATCACCAGCAGGCGAGATACCACGCGCTGGCGTCGGACTCACACCTCCGACTGCGGTTTGCGGCGGAGAAGGCTTTGCAAAACTTGAATGGTATCGAAATGGAGTACTGTCCACCACAATCGAAAACATAGATGGCGTTTATACCGTCACCTATGGCGCTGACCGTCCAACATTCCTCGGCAATATTAACCTAGGTATTTTGCTGCTTCGCGTAGGCGATGGCCCTACGTGGACATCAAAAACCTATTGCAAAAACGGCACGGTCATAGGATCCTCAACCGCGGTGGCCGACGGCACTTATTTAAGAGACTACGCATTCATGGCGCTTACGCCGTTTGGTTGGGAACGTGGCATATACAACAGCATCGGATTCCCGCCGTATTTAGTGTATGACGAAGGACTAGGGCTTGGGGAAGTTTATTGCTACAACTTGGCAAGCTTTGGAGGGTGGTTTGTTGCTAAATCAGGTCCAGGAATCGTGGCAATTGAAGCCATTCCACTAGGTTGACCGTGGCAGTATTTCCCTCCCTAACACCTGCCACCCGCGCCTTCACGCCAGGTGAGTACCCGCACACGCCGTTCACCACCTACAACGGCCTGCAGAATCGCGTGCGTCATAGCAACGTGATGCTCAGCAGCTCGGTGCGGCTGAGCTTCATCGCCTTGGCGGAAGCTGACATGCTCAGCATCCTCAGTCACTACCAAGGCCAGTTCGGCAGCTTTGAGAGTTTCACGCTGCCGTCCAGCATCTGGAGTGGCGTCACTACCATCAGCGACTACCAGCTGACGGACTACCGCTGGCGATACACGGAGGCGCCAACCGTAGACGACGTTTACTGCGGGCGTTACAACGTCGAGCTGGCGCTGGAAACAGTTCCGCCTGAAGGCAGGTTTGTCGGCGGCACCGAACTACTCGTTCTGTACTCACTCGCCGGTGGAACTGCCGCCGCTGCCAATGGCCTGCAGCAAAGCATCACGCTGACACTGGCCACTGAGGGCTTTGTTGTTCCTGGCTTGGATGAGTCGATTACTGCTAGCATCGGCGCCGCCAATGGCGTTATTGCCAGCGTTGTATTCTCCCTGGATGCAGGCGTTCCCGCATTCGACGGTAATGCAGTCGGCCTCGACGAGAGCATCACACTATCTCTGGCAGGTGGCACAGCAACCGGAGGCACGGCAGCTAGCGATTACTGGTCCGACATGTCTGTGCAGCTATATGGCTGGGAATCGCTAGCCTATGTTGAATGGTGGGGCAACTAATTCATGGCAGCGCCGAACCTCAAGACACCAACAACGATTACCGGCAAGACGGTCGGTTACGCCGTCACAACCTCGATGGCTGCGGCACTGAGCAACGGCAGCAGCTCGGGCAAGGTGCTGAAGATCAACAGCGTGTACTGCGCCAACGTGGACGGCACCGCAGCGGCTGACATCAGTCTGGAGCACTACAACGGCACCACCGGCTTCGCTATCGGCAAGACGATCAGCGTGCCAGCCGACGCTACCCAGGTGCTGGTCACCCGCGAGGCATACATCTACCTGGAGGAAGGCCACAGCCTCCGCGCACAGGCCAGCGCTGCCAGCGACCTGGAGCTGGTCATCAGCTACGAGGACATCAGCTGATGTTGGGATTCAACGGTGGCTTGATGGGCATCAGGCGCACGCCAGCAAACGAGGCAGCATCTGGGCTGTGGTTTCAGAACGAGCAGAGCGTGGCGCAACGTGCTGGGATTTGGCCACCCAGTAGCGATCCCTATTTCGCCAACGTAAGCCTGCTGCTGCACATGGATGGCAGCAATGGCAGCACGACGTTTACGGATAACAGCAGCAACGGGTTTACAGTCACGGCTAATGGCAACGCGCAGATAAGCACGGCTCAGAGCAAATGGAACGGTGCAAGCGGATACTTTGACGGAGCAGGAGACTTTCTGACTGTTCCGGTCAATAGTGCATTTGAGCTTGGCACAGGTGATTTTGATGTAGAACTATGGGCTCGGTTTGATTCTGTAAGCTCCACACTCGTGTTGCTTTCGCTTGGCGATGGTGCTAATGGCGCCGGTCCTGTTACATGCGGCTGGTCGTTGTTCTGGACTGGTGGAAACCTTTACTGGTATCGCTACGACCATCCAACTGAGGTGTCTCACACCTTTGCGTGGTCCCCGTCAATTAACACGTGGTATCACGTCAGGGTCACCAGAAGCGGCACAAGTCTTCGCGCATTGATCGACAACGTGCAAATCGGATCAACAATTACCACTTCGCAAAGCTACAATAAGATCAACAGCGACAACCTGCACATCGGCAGATGGATCAGTGGCGGTGGAACTAACTACATGCCGGGCTACATCGACGACCTCCGCATAACCAAAGGCGTTGCCCGCCCAGATGTACTTCCGAGTGGTCCTTTCCCGAACTACTGATGCTCTACTCCCACCGCCAAGCCACTCCCGCGCTCCTGCCGCACCGCATCCGCTTTGCGGACGGCAGCACCCGCACCGACAGCACCACCTTCACGCCTGACGAGCTGGAGCGTGCCGGCTACAGCGGCCCTTACGAGCGCCCCGAGTGCAATTCGAGGCTGGAGACGATCGACTGGGACGGCGAGTCGCTTGAGTACGTCGTGCGTCCCTACAGCTTCAACGAGCTGCAAATGCAGCACGCCAAGGTCCGCGATCAGCGCATCCAGCTGCTGCAGTCCTGCGACTGGACGCAGATTGCTGACTACGACCTTGGTGCCGATCGTGACGCATGGGCCACCTACCGACAGGCCCTGCGCGACCTGGCCGATGCTGCCAACCCGTTTGACATCACCTGGCCATCACCACCCGCCTAGACTGATCTCAACGCAGGTACATCATGGCTTCCCTGATCTACAACTCAGCCGTTGATGACATGGCCCGTGGTGCCATCGACTTCGACACCGACACCTTCAAGGTGATGCTGGTCACCAGCAGCTATACGCCAAACAAGGACACGCACGACAAGCGTGATGATGTCACGAATGAAGTGAGTGGCACCGGCTACACCGCTGGCGGCGTCACCAGCGCCTGCACCGTCACCAAGGACACCGCCAACGATCGCGTCACGCTCAGCTTTGCCGCTGTGAACTGGGCCACCAGCACCATCACCGCCAGGGCTGCGGTGATCTACAAGTCACGCGGTGGTGCGGCATCTAGCGATGAGCTGGTCTGCTACGTCGATTTCGGCGGTGATGTCAGCAGCAGCTCTGCAACCTTCAGCCTGGGCAGCAGCACCATCACGCTGCAGAACTGATGGCCACCTTCCCGGCGCTGGAGCCGGCCACACGCCGCTACAGCATGGGCACCTTCCCCGTCACCGAGGAGAAGGGCTTCGGTGGTGGCAGCATCCGCTTCCGGCATGGCACCACCGCCTACAGCCACATCCTTGAACTGAGCTTCGCTGCACTGACGCAGGCTCAGGCCAAACTGCTGCGCGATCACTACCGCGAACAGCAGGGCGGCTACATCGCATTTCCGCTCAGCACTGAAGCGTGGGCTGGCCACACCAGCTTCACCGACCTGGTGCCAACTTCCACGCACTGGCGCTACGCCGCGCAGCCGCAGGAAGACCACCTATCCGCCGGCTACGTGAACGTCTCGATCAGCCTGATCAGCGTGCCAGCTGTGGTTGCTGCAGCATCTTCCGGCCTGGTCTCCACAGTCACAGCCACCCTGGCTGGTGGTGCTGCATCGGGTAGCTAACCTGAGATAGCGATTTACGCCAGCTATGACACCTACTCCCGAGGACATCACCAGCATTGCCGTAGCGCTGCTGGCGGGCTCTGAACTGCTGGCAATCGTGCCTGGCGTTCGCGCTAACAGCTGGACTCAGCTGATCCTCGGCGCATTGCGTGGCATTGCATCCCGCAAGCGGTGACTGAGCCAACGCACGGCGAGATCCTTCGCGCTATCGGCGTGCTGGAAGGCCAGCTCAAGCAGCTGCTGGATGCCGCCATCTCCGACAAGACCGAGCGGAGCGGATTAGGCGTCCGCGTTGGCCGACTGGAGACGCGCATGGCGCAGGTGGTGATCCTCGCCGTTGTTGCCGCCATGCTCAGTCCTGTCATCTGGTCTGAGATCAAAAGCGCATTCAGCTACCGGCAGCCAGTACCGCAGCACCTGCAAAGACCATGACGCAGCTCAGGCTGGTTGACCTGTTTCGGTACTTCAAGGGGCTGCCGCATCAGCTGGCGGCGATCAGTGAGCTAGAAGCTGCAATCGGTCCGCGCCTTCTGAGCCGCGATCAGCCATGGTTCAAGACATGGAGCACGGCCGGTGTGCAAACCGATCTGGCCGATGCGATTCAGATCATTAAGGAGTTTGAAGGCTGTCACCTGAGCGCCTATCCCGATCCGCTCAGCGGCGGTGATCCGTGGACGATCGGTTACGGCACCACTCGATTCCCGGATGGCAGCGTTGTGCGGCGCGGCGACAAGATCAACGTCATCGAGGCTGACATGCTGCTCCGCTTAGAGGTGGACCGCATCGCAGACCGCCTGCGTGCAATCCCGCACTGGGCAAGCATGGCTGATCCGCAGCGCTGCGCGTTGATCAGCTTTGCCTACAACCTCGGCGCTGGGTTCTACGGCAGCACTGGGTTTGACACCATCAGCGCAGCATTGCGCGATAAGGATTGGGCTGCCGTGCCAGCAGCCATGCTGCTCTACCGCAACCCTGGCAGTGCCGTTGAGGCTGGCCTGCTGCGCCGACGTAAGGCTGAGGGCGCACTCTGGCAGAAGGGTATCCCGCAACTGCAACAGCAGGGCATCCTGCTGCGTGTGCCGTATGAGGCGCAGAACGACAACGCCAGCGGCACCGGCTACCGCGAATGCTTCAGCAGCAGCGCTGCCATGGTGGCCAAGTTCTACGGCAAGGTGAGCGGCGACGATGCCTACAACAAGATCCGCGCCAAGTACGGCGACACCACCGACGCGCAAGCGCAGATCAAGGCGCTGCAATCCTTAGGACTTACAGCGCGGCTGCGCACCAACTGCGGCCCTGCCGTGATCGACACCGAACTGCAGGCTGGTCGCCCCGTGATGGTCGGCTGGTTGCATAAGGGACCTGTCGGCGCACCTACTGGCGGCGGCCATTGGTCCGTAATCATTGGCGCTACCAGTGATGCCTACATCCACAACGACCCCAACGGCGAGGCGGACATGGTAAATGGCGGCTATGTCAACCACACCAAAGGTGCAGGCATTGCCTACAGCCGCAAGAATTGGCTGCGCCGCTGGGAGGTAGATGGTCCCGGCACCGGCTGGGCAATGCTTGTAAGCCACGCCCCTTAGGATAAGTACACATGGAGCCTCGTCTTGTGACTATCACATCCATTCGCAAGACGCCAGAGCTTCTAGAGCTGCGCATCCCCTACACAGCGTTCAGTGAAACAGCAACATTCTTGTTGCTGAGTGACATCCACTTAGACAACCCAAAGTGTGACCGTAAGCTGCTGATCAAGCACCTCGACGAGTGCCGCGCGCAGAATGGCCACATCCTTATGTTCGGAGATGTGCTTTGCCTGATGCAAGGCAAGAAAGACCGCCGAGCAAGCAAAGGTGACATCCGTCCAGAACACCTAGGCGGTAATTACTTTGACCTTGTATTCAGTGAGGCGGCCGAGTTTTTCAAGCCATGGCAAGACATCATCCTCATGGCAGGTGATGGCAACCATGAAACAGCCGTAAGCAATAACCAGGAGATTGACCCACTGGAGAATGTTGTGCGGCTGATGCGCAACAATGGCAGCAACATCGAGCACATGGGTTATCAAGGCTGGATCAGGTTCAGCTTTACGCAGGACAACAACAGCAAGACCAGGCGATGCATGTTGTTCTTCCATCACGGCGCCTGGGGCGGCATCATCACCAAAGGCACCATGGGCGGTGGACGCTATGCGTCAATCGCTCCAGACGCTGATGTCTTGGTCAATGGCCACAACCATGAGCGCAGTGTTGTCGCACACTCCTGTTATCGCGTCGATCAAAACGGCCGCGCCTGGGTGGAGCAGCGCTGGCACGTTCAGTGCGGCACCTACAAGGAAGAGTTTGGAGGAACCGGCGGCTGGGCGGTGGAGCGTATTGTGATGCCCAAGTCACTCGGCGGAATCTGGCTTACGCTACGACCACGCAGACGCGGAGGTGTTGAGATCACTTGCACTCCGACGACATGAGGCAATACGTCCTAGAGATTGAATACACCATCGTCGTCGAAAGCGAAGACGACGATCCTGAAACCGTAAGTGACGACTTCGTGTCTCGACTGACAGAGTTGGCACCATCCAACGATCACATCTTGGGTCTTTCGGTCAACGTCCTACCAATCCCTGAGTTGCGTGGATCATCAGATTGATGGCACATCTCTCGTCCCTAAACGCTCCGCAAAGCAACGATTCAGGCAGCAAATCTTTGAGGCATGGCAGCACTGCTGCGCCTACTGCGATGCTGCGGCCGACACCTTGGATCACGTTAAGCCCAGACACAAGGGCGGCAACACCGTCGTAAATAACCTTGTACCAGCCTGCCGCGAATGCAACCGCAGCAAAGGTAGTGAACACTGGCGGCAATGGTTCAAGCTGCAGTCATCATGGACTGATGAGCGGCAATCTAAGATTGAAGCATGGACTGAAGATATGACACCATGACATGGGGTGATTGGATGATGGTCAAATGGACCATTGAAGAAGAACTGCGCATCGAAGCGCAATCACGCAGCGCATTGATTCATCCAGACGATAGGGATGTGCGATCATTGTGTGCTTCGCTGATCAAGCAAAATGCCTACTACACGCGACTCATTCAGCAAGCAACTGGTCACATCGCGCATCTTGAGACATCAGCGTTTCTCGGTGAGCATCAAACGAAGCCGCCGCATCGACCGGTCATGGATCTGGCCAACCGCGCTGCGCGTTATACCAAGCTCTTCAGCAATCTTGCCTTGCGTCTTTTTCGGCGCTCCTAATCCGTGGTAGCTGGCGACAATATCGCGATCCCGGTCAGCAAGGAATGATAGCGCCAGCTCTAGTTGCTCGGTATATTCCACGGATAGCGAATCGTCATAAGGCTGATGATCGTCAACGATCATGTCAACCAATGGCGAGCCATCATCCCTGACCAGTTGATCTAGGCTGCTGTGCGGTACATTTCGCATGATGTGCGATTGCAGCTCATGCTGACTCATGTTCATCTGCTCAGCGCATTCTGCTGTTGACATCGGCCTGCCATGTTGCTGCAGATGCTCACGTTGCATCTTGGCAATCTTGTACGTGGCATCTAGTACATGCTGCGGCACGCGGATCAGGCGCTCCTTGGTATCAATCGCGCGTGTAATCGACTGACGGATCCACCAGTAGCCGTAGGTGGAGAACTTGTAGCCCTTGGTGCCATCAAATAACTCAACAGCGCGATTCAAACCGATGGCGCCTTCCTGGATCAGGTCCATCAGTTCAAGACCATTGGACTTCAGCCTGGTCACGTAGTTCTTGGCGATGTGAACTACCAGCCGCAGGTTGCAGTTCATCATGGTTTCACGCGCACGCTGGCCGCGCTTGATCGCGCGCAGCTCTTCTTTAGTGCGTTCGCCTTCCATGGCTTGCAGTTCGATCATCCGTCGCACCTGGCGGGATAGCTGGATCTCCTGCTCACCAGTCAGCAGCGGAAACCTGCCGATCTCGGTCAGGTAATCCTTAATGCTGTCAGTGCTCATGGTTCAGGTTGTTTAGAGGCATCTTGATCGCCCAAGCTGGCGAGCCATGATTCAAGTGATTCTCTCATGGGCAAGCCTTTCGGCAGCTTGAGGAATCGACGAAGGTCAGCAATGTCGCGCACAAATATGCTGGCACCGCTGGAATAGGCAATCCAGTAGCGGCCGTTGAAGTCTTTGCTGGTCTCGACGAACTGGTGCTGACTGAGCCGCAAGGCGTCGCGCTTCACTGCTCAGCCTCCCGCTTAGGCACCGGCTCGATAGTTGTTACGCAGTGCCGCTCAATGATCAACTTGTGGGGGCCATCTTGCGAGTAGGTCTGCAGGTAGCGATTGCCTTCTCGTTGAACATCCTTCAAGCTGTTGGCAGATCCACCGGCCTGCCACTCACCCTCGGCATCATGCAGTTCCCAGGCGTAGTGAACGCCCTCCAGCTGCGGCACCGGCCCGATGGCGGGGCGGCCCCATCGGGCGAGGACGGCGCGAACTCCGGCCATGACCTGATCGTGCCACCCTTCCCAATAAGTGCGGCCAGTGCCGTCTGATTCGCCTTCCATGGTGTCAACTCCGGCGTCAATCAGGCACTCTGCGATCTCCTCATCCGTCGGCCCCTGCGGCTCGGGCTGGGCCAGGGCGGCGCGGGCTTCAGCCGCCAACGCATGAGTTGCGCGGCGATCATCCATCAGGAGCTGTCGATAATGATCCAGCTCATCAGCCATGCGGGCACACAGGGCACGAAAGTCAGTCATTTAGCTCCAAGGCAAAATATTTGGGCTGGGCGGTTGTCATAAAGCTTTTTGCAGGCTTGCCACTTTTGCGGCAACCACCACCAAGCAACTGCAAACATAATCAGAAGGGTTGCTACTGTGGCAATCGCAATGAACTTGTCGTCGTCAGTCATTGCCACCCTCCAGCTCGGCGGCGATGGCGAGGAGTTCGGCGCGGATTTCGAGCTGACGGTTGAACACGTCAGCAGTGCAGTCGTCTGGGATGGGTGACGCCACCTGATCCGCAGCAGCTCGCAGGGCGGCGGCTGCAATCTCGTCAGCCGGTGCAGGGCAGATTTCGCGCACGGCATCCAACACCGCCCTGGCGGCGGGGGAGAGTTCAATCACAACAGCACCTCAGCGTAAAACAGAGCGCCAGAGTCATTAGCCCCAGCCGCAGTCGCCATCATCAGCAGCCAGATCAGGTAGTACATCAGAACACATCCTCTTCGACCTTGACGCGTGGCAAAAACTCAAACCGTTGCACGCTCAGCACATGCTTGCGGCGCTTGGTGCCGCTGTCCTTGTCCTGCCATTCCTGCATCCGCAGGTTGCCAGATACAAAGATCGAATCACCTTTCTTCAGCTTGTCCACGATGATCTCGGCGGTCTTGCCCCACGCTTCAACATCAATCGCATTGTTGATGTATTCGCCGTTCTTGTCCTTGCCCTCCTGAATGCCGCCGCCGAAGTTGCAGACCATAGTGCCGCTTTCAAATGCTTTCAGCTGTGGATCGCTGATGATGCGAACAATGCCGGATGCGTAGAGACTCATGGGTTGATCGGTGTGATGGAGTTGGATTCTTCAAAGGCCAGCACATCAGCCAGCGGGTACTGCACCCGTGGCGTGCCTGCTGGCGTAGCAAGGCGCGGCATGGTCACATAGCGTGGCCCTGAACCGCGCGCGCGCTGGCCTTTGATCGTGCTCGGCTTGACACCCCAGCGGGCGGCTAGCTGCTCAGTGGTCAGGTACGGCTCAGTCATCATCAAATGCGCCTAAGTCAGCTGGTACGGTCAGCTCAGCCTCGCGGCTGAGTGCCAGCTGCATCAGTTGCTCATTCTGCTCATCGCTCAGGTCACCCTTGCGGGCCTCCATGCGTGTGGTCACCTTGGCTAGATCGTCCATGGTCTTGGCCTTGGCGATGGCAGCCTTGCCAGCAGCAAACAGCTTGGCATCACCGGCAGGCAATGCAGGCGCTGCAGTAACCGTGACAGGTTGCACCTCGGCCTGCTCCATCTCGTCGGTGCTGTAGACGCCGCTGAGGTTGGCGGGGAATGCCTTGCGCAGTGCCAGCGCTTCAGAGCATTTGGCAATCATCGCGGCTGGCATCTTGCTCCACAGGCCCTGGCCGGCGTTGTAATCCGCGAACCGCGCCACGCCCGTGAATGGGTGCGATGAACCCTTGCGCCAGATCGTGGTCTTGGCTGCAGCCGGCGGCTTGGCGCTGATCCATACATCAGCCCACTGGCCATCATCACCGCACCATTCGGTGTGGCTGCCGTCCAGCTCGCCGGTGCGCTCAGCAATGGCGCGCAAGCCGTCAATGCCGGCCTGAATGGTCATGCGACCACTACGTCGAATGGCGTAGATCTGCTTTGAGAACGGATCCAAGCCAGTCCGCTGGCAGGCGTAGGCGAAGAGGCGCAGCTCATCGCTGCTGCAGCCGGGCGCGATGGTGGTAGCGATCAGCTGCGTCTGCTCTGGTGTCCAGAGCGCAAGGGAGCTAGAAGTCATCGGATGTGATGGTGTCAGAGGTCTGCAATGCCCACCGCGGCAGGCTGATGGTCTGCGTGCTGTAGCCGGGCCATTCGCTGATCGCGCGGCAGTCGGCGATGGTGTCCAGGTTCTGCCGCCGCAGCACGATGGCATGATCCATGGCGTCGTTGTCCAGTTCGTAGACGCCAACCGCAAACGGGTAGGTCTTCTCGACTGCGATGAACACAAACCGCCGCGCGAAGGTGCCGGCCTGGTAGTGATCGGCCTGTACGTGATATCGCCAGTGCGCCACCGACCTGGCAAAGCCGGCAGGGCTGGCATCGGTGGTGGTCTTGAGATCTACCAGCGTGTCATTGGTCATCCAGTCCGGGCGGCACTTGCAGCGCAGGCCGCTGATCGTGTCATCCCACCAGAAGGACTGCTCAGCCTTGCCGGTCTTGAGCAGGGCCGCGGCATCAGGGTGGCTGCGCACGCTGGCGCTCATGGCCATGGCCTGCTCCATGTCGGCGGCTGATACCGGCTCGATACCGGCGGCCTCCATCTCAGCCGCAGCAGCCTTGCCTTCCTTGGTGCGGCGATCGGGCGCAATACCGTAGCGCGCGCTTAGCTCGTCAGGCTCCAGCACTGCGCAATGCACAAGGGTGCCAAGGCGCATGGCTGCAGTGGGCGGCACCACCGGGCGGTTCGGATCAATGAACCGCTTCCAGTAGTGATAGGGGCTGGCGGCAACTGCGTGCAGGTGGCTGGCGCTGATCGCCGGATCGGCGTGGTATTCGGCGTTGCTGGTCATGCGTTGGCCTCCCATTCGCCGCACCAATCAGCGTCCCAAGTGCTTGGCCACAAAGCGATAAGCTCTTTATCGGGAGGGACTGGAGAGTGCGGACGTGGCGCATATCTACGGCAGAAATGCTCGCTGTCTTTTTCAGTCCCACTCCAATAATTGCAATTCATGCAACATTGATCCTGTCGAGAAGTTTTGATCATGCGTTACCTCGCGCTTGACGATGAAGGAACGTCTGCGGGCCGTAGCACTGCTGCAGCTCCGGGAATGCCAGCAGCAGGCGCTGGCGGTTGCTGGGGTCAGCGTGGAGCCCAGCATCAGCAAGGCGCCGCATGAAGCCACCGCCGTATGCGATGGCAGCCTGCAGCGTCCAGTAGGAATCAGAGGAGGTCATTTGCGGATGTAGGACTGCGTGCCGGAATGAGTGGTAGTCGGAACGTCGGCGGCCTGAATGCCAATGAATGCAACAGTGGCCGCGGCGATCAGGAAGCAGATGGCGTTGCTCATGCCAGCACCTTGCGGACGGCGTAACGGCTGCAGCACAGCCGATCAGCAATACACCGCTGGCTCATGCCTTGCTTGTACCAGCGGCGGATGCGCTGCTCGCGGCTCTCGGTGAGCCAGAGGATGACGGCTACCACCAGCAGCAGAGGCAGCAGCAGCCAGAAGATTGGTTCCATGGTTGGGGTCGCAATGAAGGCGGGACTCTCGCCCCGTGCAACCATCATACACCCTGCGCATCCCCTGTCAACCGTGCAGCATCCTCAACGCTGCGCGCCACGCCAGCAATGCCGCCTGCTGCCTGCACCGCCTCCAGCCATTGCCGCTGCTCCGGGCGCAATCGGCCGCTGGCGCTCTTCACCTCGATGCTGGTGAACACCGCCACCTGCTGACCCACCATGTCCGGTGTGATCGTGCGAGTGGTCCAGCCGATCAGGTCAGCGCTGCCAACCGCCAGGCCAAACTGCACCGGCCGGCCATGCTGGTCACGCAGCGTGCCAGTGTTATTGCGAAACAGCCTAGTGCTGCCGGTGCTGCAGGTCAGGCGGATGTGTTGCTGGATCTGTTGCTCGGTCATGTCATGCAATAGCCAGATTCGCAACCGTCTTGCTCGTCAATCCATTCAGGGAACAGGCCCAGCTGGTCAGGGATGCAGTCAGTCAAGGGGCGGCCGTGGCGAGTGAAATAGCCAGGGTCTTTGCCAAGCGCAACTGACTTGGCGCACAGCAGTGATTCAAGCTCAGCCGCCTTGGCAAAAAGCTCTGGGTCTTCGCGTTTGCGATGCGTCCAGGCTTCAGTGGTGTGATACGGGCAAAACCAGCAACTACTTTTTGGTGGCCGTGGCAGGCCTTCAGCTTCAACGATGCGAAGGCACAAGGACCGATCAATGCCAAGGTCAATCAGTGGGTACCCCTTGACGTAGCCATCACTATCACGGGCTGGCTTGGCGCGATGCGACTCATCTGTGCTTATGCCAACCCCAAGAGTGCAGCCGGGGGCGTTATGCCTGATCCACTTGGCAATCGGTTCAATCTTCCATTTGGTAGTGCAGTTGCGAAACCCAAGCCCACCGTGCTGGTAGTGAAGCGGAACTGATACGGAAGACGGGTTGCTGGCGCAGTCGTCGTAAAGGTCAACGGGAAGCCCGCTTCTATTGACCTTGCACACATCCACCCATTCAATGCCGTGTTGTTTGGCGTAGGGCTTCAGCACCAGTCTGATGTAAGCAAGGGTGTGCGGTGATTCAGCCTTGTCGCCCACATTGGCGAAGATGAAAGTGCGATACGGTA